AGCCTTTACATCGATATTCCACTCTGGGGGAATATGCCTAGGTCTGAGAAATTAAAATCGTCTTTAACGTTTTTCTCAGTAGGTTGTCCGTTCCGTCGTCGTTTCCGATCGTTTGTGGGACTGCTGTCAAAACTCCATGGAGTTGAGCTGCAGTTTCCCTCGATCGGCGGGGCTGACGGGTCGGTTCGCTTGTCGGAGATGAAGAAGTTCTGTGGCGGACTTCTGGAGTCTCCTAGCTCACACCTCTGGCATCGTGCCATCAGTAGGAAATCTAGGAGGGAGAGGTTTTCTATTGCGATGTCTCTGTTTTTGTGGAGGAAGGTCTTACCAGCCGAACGGCCTTGTTTAGACAAGTATCTCGACCACATGAGTTCCGAAAGTAAGCTCCCTGATGGAGGCTTCCTTGCTTATTGTCAGAGAGCTACCCGGAAGATGTTTCCGGATGGGTGGGATAGTGTCGCCTATCCGCAAGCGGCGTTGAACTCCGTTCTTACAACGTCTGCTTGTACCCAGAACAATCGGTCGGAAGGAGGTTGTAGAGGTCTTAGGTCGAGCGAGACTGGTAAGTGGGACGATCACCAGTCTTATATTTTACGAGTGTTATCAGAGTCACACTCCGTCGATCTAGGTCCGTCTCGTGTTACTTTAGTCGAGACTGGCGGGAAGTGGAGGATTGTCTCTGTTTCGGACATAGAGATGAACATCCTTCGTCCTTTACATTCCGCTATCTACAACCGTCTGTCCCGTTTCTCTTGGCTTCTGCGGGGTGAAGCGACCGGACCCAGCTTTAAAAACTTCACTACCAAGGAGGGTGAGGTCTTTGTTAGTGGCGATTACGAGAGTGCTACTGACAACCTGAACTACTACGTGCAGAAGGTAATTCTGCAGGCAGTACTCAGGGGTGCCACTTGGGTACCAGATCATGTGAAGAAGCTGGCTCTGGATTCACAGTCTTTGCGTCTTGAGAAAGTTGTCGGAGGAGTTGTCAAGCGCCAAGTTGTGCAGAGATCGGGGCAGTTGATGGGTAACCTGCTTTCTTTCCCGTTGCTCTGTCTTGTCAATTACCTCGCTTTTAGGTATTTTGGCGGGGAGGGTACCAAAGATGCACCCGTGCGCATCAATGGCGACGATATCGTCTTTCGGGCTCCTGAGTCCGTACGTCGTCGGTGGGAGGAAGGAGTGTTAGGATCTGGACTAGTCCTGTCCAGGGGTAAGACGATGGTTCATCGTCGTTTCTTCTCTTTGAATTCCCGTTTATTTGAGTCGGGTGCACGGTGCGCGAAGCTCGTTCCCTCTGTGAGGTCAACGGCCTTCGGGTACCGTCAGCCCGACGATCCCGTTGCATCTCTTGCCGGCCGGTGGTGGAGAGTCCGTAAAGACTTTCCTTGTGGGAAGGCCCGGTTTGAGGTGTTGGCGGAGGAATTCTTGAGGTGGAACTCGCGCTATGTGGTGGCGTCGCGGCGTTCGATTACCCGAGGACTAGATATGCTCGTCCCGTTCGGGGCTCTCGCTCGTACCAACCTGTGGAAAAGAGAGGCGTGGTATCTCTCTCTTGAAAAAGAGGATCCGTTACCGTTGTCTCCCAGACAGCGCGAGGAGGTACGGATACCACTAGGTTGGGAGATTCGGAGGGTCGAGCATGTAACAAAGGCAGTGAAGGAGGCTTCACGTCGCATTGCAGGTGAGTTTGTCTCTCAGGCTTGGGAGGACTTCTGGCTGCATGACGACGTGGGGTACGAGGACCGCGTTCGTAAGTATCGTGAGAAGGTCGCCCTTTCTCCGTACTATAGTCCGCACATTGGGGTTTCGATTCGTCGTAAGGCGGCTCTCCTCAAGGTGTCGGCAAAGAACGCACGACGGTACCTGCTACCGTCACGAATGCTTCTTAAAGAGAGGCGTCCTCGTGGCAAGCGGTTGGCGCTTCCTATTGGGTTTGATCCCCACCTTTCTCAGGAAGAGAGGCCTGTAGTGACTGACCGGTCAGTTTTGCTTCGGCAACCTCTGACCTTTAAGTCAGCTGGAGTGACCTTGCCCGCTCTAACGTCTGTTGGTTCTACCGCAGTTAAATGTCAGTCGAACAAGGTTGTTGTACGTCAAGACCTTTATATGACCGCGTTAGATAAGTCGGAGTCGTTCCCCCAACCTCATGGCGTTGCTTCGGCCTGTGAGGAACCCTGCGAGAACCGGAAGGTTTCTCGTTTCTTTCCACCCTCCATCGCTCGGTGGGTCCGTCCGGTGCGTTCACTCTGTGACCGTCCGGACAGATTAACGGGTGATCCGCTTCTGTGTTCTAAGACGCTGAGTGCTTTAGCGGGTCTATGTACCTGCGGATGCTTGTCATTGCGTGTCTGACCGGTTGGTCTTGCATGGTTTGTCCCATCCGATGGTAAGGTTAGATCTCTGCATCCGCTCGAAGAAGGTGTAGTTGCAGGGGCGATACGGCGGTCTAGGCATCTTAATAACGTGCTAACCCGCAACGAAAGGGAATTGTAGTGGTCCCCAACCGGTAACCGGGCCGAACAGCGGCTGCGGTCTCTCAATTCTTTTGGGTTTTCAATCTACTCAATAGTCTTATGTAAGGATTGTGTCGCTGCAGGGTGCAGTGTAAGTCGTCAGTCTCATTAAAGAGTTCGACTCTCTTTAACGACGG